TAACTATTCCGTTTCATCATCTCCTTATGTAATAACCCTTCTAACATATTCTTATCCGCTTTGAATGATAAGAACAACAGGCATTTCTCTAATGGTTCTTTTATTACTTCATCAAGCCTTTCAATTCGTCCTTCAGCGAGTTCGTAAATTCCCGAATAGCCTTTCCATTTTTTGCCAAAGTTGATTTCGTACTGCGAGGAATCACCGCCTCCTTCGAATAATTCAGGATAGCGAGGGACAAGGCCAGTGATGTAGCTCGAAAAAAAAACAGAGTTCCCCAATGGACATCCATACCTACATCTAACCATTTATCACCATCGGGATTTCCTCCGTATGGTTTTAACTCATACATATCTTTATACTTCTTTGTTACGGGTCTGTATAGTATATCCATTATCTTTCCCCAATTCTTATCTATACTTACGGCTTCTAATGAACTGATATCTACATACGCACCATATGCCATTGAACTTAAATTTGGTTCGAACCCATACTCTACTCCATCTATCTCCACAAATCTTTTCAATCCTAATCCCTCTGCAGGTTGGAAACTCTCTATGGTAGTGACAATCTTATCATACGATTCCTTTGATAAATCCATTATGGTTTCATAACTCAAACCTGTAAAGTGATGTATCATTATATTCAGTTGTGCTTCGGGTTCATCCTTATACGCATCTAAATCCGTTTGTATCAGTAACCATTTACCTAATGGTATTTCTTCCCATTTAGTTGGTATGGTTATTTTTTTATCTTCTTTCATCTTAATTCCAATTTGGTTTTTGTGGTTTAATTACTGCCATTTCTAATTGTTCTATGTAAATCTTTGCCTTTTTAAGTGCAGATTCTCTTTGTTTAACTATGGTATCGTACATGATACATCTTGAGTTTAGTTCTTCATTTATTTCTACTAAATGTACAACCGCTTCTCTTAACTGACGAATATCGTCATCAGACCATTTTAATTCATCTCCGTATTCACTCATAATTTTATCTAATTGATATACTGTATTTACCTGCTTGTATCTTCTTTGCATTTAATCTTTCCATTACTACATAACGGATTGCATCAATAGTATGGTTGGAATAATCTACTGGTACGTTTTCAAAGTTGCCATTCTTATCTACTGTCCAAACATACTCACCAAACTCTCTTATCGTATTACGCGAACGTTTAGTAACATGCAATCGGTAGTTCATCATTAAATCAATTCCCATCTTAATAGAATCTCGACCTTTTCGTACGGGTTTAATGTTAAATCCACTACGGTAAATTTCTTCTATTAACCTACCCTCTGCAGAATCACCCCATATCTCTGAACGTTCTATATCTAATGATTTAAGGAAGTTTATTATATCGCCAGTAACCATACCTGTCTTATACAGTAGTTCATCTATGTAGAGGTTATTATCCCATTTAGCAATACACATAAAAGTAGTTGGGTCTATACTAAATCCATAATCCATACCGAATGCAACGAACTGGGCCTCTTCGGGTATTTCATCTACTATGTGAATACTAAAAATAGTACCGATGTTATTGCCGGGTTGTCCTAAACCGTATATCTTCCAATACTCTGGATTAAGAGTTTTAAGACGTTCGATTTCATCTACGATACTCTGTTCCAAAAATGGATTATCTTTGAACGTAGATATATACAAATCACTCTCCGGATGTGTCTGTATCTCATTAAAGATATAGTTGTTAGTTCCAAAGGATGGGTTGTATGCAATGATGGTTTTCTTACGGGTACGAATGAATAACTGGAAGTAATCTTCTCTACTTAATTCATTACATTCATCTGCGAATAGATAATCTCTCGATGTTCCTTTTCTCTTCTCTGCGTTATCAATAGACATGAATTCGATAATAGAACCATTATCAAAGTTGTAGAGGTGTTCGGTTGCACTCCATTGTGATTCGTTCCATATATCTAAGGATTTCATTATACCAATAAAATCTCTCATAATGGATACTCGCATGGAGGGGAATGATTTTCTTACTACTGTAATGACTGTATTATCCTCTGATAGTGCCTTTACTAATAGCCATTGTAGTGCTGAATAAGATTTAGAAGAACGAGTACCACCTTGTAGAATGCATATCTTTCTACTATTCTGGATATCCTTATAGGTCTTACTCGTTCTTATTTGTAATTCCATCTAATACGTGTATTGATATTTGTTGTATCTTTTGATTAATATCCATAGTACCTTTGACATCTACGGATTTTAATTTTGGAATAGAATACTCTAACAGTTTAATCGCAAGTTCCATTGCCCTTACAGGATCGCGTTTCTTTATTTCCTTTAGGTCATCTTGCATTGTATCGAGTATTCCATTCACTGCTCTTTGTATAGTGAGTTTGGCTTGTTCGGTACTTCTATTGGGAACTCCTGCAGGTCTACCTTTACCTAATTTATTATTTTTTTCAAATGGCATAGTATATTGTTATATTATGTTTCTTTAACAATTTGTTTCCATTTAATAGTTGATGGTCATATATATTTATATACTACTCAAAGAACTTCTCATGATGTTGTTCCTTATTAACTGCACTAATACGATTTTGTGCTATTTCATAGTATTCAGTTTCTCTTTCTATACCTACGAAATTCATTCCTTCTAACACCGCACCTTTACCAGTACTTCCACTTCCCATAAAAGGGTCTAATACTGTGCCTCCTTTGGGTGTTATCAAACGAACTAAGTATCGCATTAAATCAGTTGGTTTAACGGTTGGATGTGTATTACTTCTTTCAGTTGGTCTTGCCTTATATGCAATAGATGTTTTATCTTGTCCTTCATCTCTACCTTTAATAGATTTAGGTTGAATGGTTTCGCATCCTTCGTTCCTATCACTCTTTGACGTTTTAGGACAGTAAAAGAAACGTGATGCTCCACCTTGATCACTAAAAGTAGATTGTCTTACACCCTTTTGATACTTTCCATAAATTGCAGCATTATTATCACCTTCCCATTTATTTGGTGATGATTTACTTTTACCACTTTGTTCATCTAATATCTTTCCTGCAACTTCATCTAATATAACATTTGCTGGAAATCTACCTTCTACTGTTTTAGTTCCACTTTTTATATTCTTACCACCATTAGTTGTTTCAAAGTTTCCACTAGTCATTGTTAAATCATAGGTTCTACTTTCATTACCTATTCTACAATCATCTATATTGATACCGCCCGTTCCCCATTCTAATACATTCTCTGCTACTGTTTTTTGTTCTAATGGTTTTCTTCCCATTACTACGGGTTCGAATGCTGGTTTTAATGCAGTGCCCCAGCCTTCATAGGGTGAGTTTCCTTTGGTTATATCAAATTGTTTATCAGTTTTATCAAAAGTATTTTTATAGTTTCCACCTGTCATATCTAAAACTTTTCTTTCACCAACTACTTCTCTTTCGTTTCCTTCTAACTTATCAATTGCTTTACCGATGTTGTGTGATTTAGGAAAGCCTGAACCGTACATCCAAGCAATACAATCTCTAATTTCAAATCCAGCATCTTCTATTGCTACTGTCATTCTATGGTAGGTTCTTGTTCCACCGAACGCGAGGATATACCCACCAGGTTTAAGAACCCTTAGACATTCACTCCATACTTCTTTATTGAATGCTATACCTGAATTATCCCAACCCTTATTCATAAAGTTTAATTCGTAGGGCGGGTCAGTTACTACACTATCTACCGAATTGGTTTCTAATTCTTTGAGTTTGTCTAAGCAATCTCCTAATAATAATTTTACTTCTTTCATAACTTATTGTCTGTAATCTTCACCTGATGAATTATATTTCTTACCGATATTCTTTTTCATTTTTTTAATTTCCGCTTTCTCGACAAGAGTGATATTGATTTCTTTAACGTAGTGGTTAAAATCTTCATCGGTATGTAGTAACTCCATCATCTCTCGATAATACTGTTGCCAGTCTTCTCTACTCATAAAAACCCACTTATCATATTTGTTTCGTATCTCTAATTTTCTTTCTACATACCGTAAGTAGTATTCATCAGTTTTAGATTCGTATTTTATTCGTGAGGGATTTGGTTCTTTTGGAAGTCCATTAGGAAGTTGATTTCTTTCTAAGCGGCTCTTTGCTAATTTCTCCTGATATGTTAGGGGATTCCAATAATACCTTCTACCACTCTTTGCTATACGAGGTATTGTTT